AAGCAAGCCAAGACGTTTGAATGGCGTGGGAATGAATATACTTCAGGTTATATGGGCGGAACCCAAAGCATCCCTGCTGACAAGCCACAGCCTGAACTCAGCGAGGAAGATAAGCGCACGATGAGTGCCGAAGGTCGCCCCAAGGTAACTACCAAAAAGAAAACTAAGGTTGGTGTAAGGAGTGCATACGGTGAGTAAAGATCCCAGACTTGTTCGCGCGGGTGTAAAAGGTTATAATAAACCCAAGCGCACACCTAATCATCCTAAGAAGTCGCACGTTGTAGTGGCTAAAGAGGGTGAGAAGGTAAAGACTATCCGTTTCGGAGAGCAAGGTGCTTCTACTGCTGGCAAGCCCAAGTCGGGCGAGTCCGACAAGATGAAGATGAAACGTGCGAGCTTCAAGGCTCGTCACAGAAAAAACATAGCCAAGGGCAAGATGTCTGCGGCTTACTGGGCAGATAAGGTTAAATGGTAATGACTAAGCTATACAAAACAGATGGTAACGAGTGGATCGGCAAAACCTGCAAGATGCCTAATGGTAACTTGAAGTCTGGCGAAACGCTCACAGAAGATAGCGTCCGCGTTATTACTGCTGAGGAACTAAAAGAGCGTGGCATCGAGCCAATCCCTCATGTTCCTGTAAAGCGTGTGGAGAAAGTTAAAACTAAAAACACTCCCACCTCCCTGCGTAAGCTCGGCCAAGAAGCTACAGACTAATGGCTGTTAACGCTGCTGGAAACTATACTAAGCCTGGGATGCGGAAGAGTCTCTTCAACCGCATCAAGGCTGGTGGCAAGGGTGCTGCTCCTGGGCAGTGGTCTGCGCGTAAAGCTCAGATGCTTGCCAAGCAGTATAAAGCTAAGGGCGGCGGATACCGATGAAGGCTTCTCAGAAATCTCTTGTTGCCTGGGGCAAACAGAAGTGGCGCACCAAGTCTGGCAAGCCTAGCACTCAGGGTTCTGAAGCTACTGGTGAGCGTTACCTGCCTGAGAAAGCCATTGCATCTCTAAGTTCTAAAGAATATGCTGAGACTACTGCAAAGAAACGTGCGGCTCGCCGTGCTGGTAAGCAGTTTGCTAAACAGCCCAAGGGCATTGCAAAGAAGACAAAGGCATATAGAACATAGATAGGAGTAGCTATGACTTTCTTACATACAATCAATCAGCAGGAGCGCAACGCTCTGCGCACGATTGTTAAAAAGGTTCACCTCAAGTATCACCCCAAAGAGTTCTGCACAGACTACGAGGCCGACAAGCTGATCGCAACAATCGCACCTGATGTTGTCGAAAAGCTTATCAAGGTCGGGGTGGACTTTAAAATTGACCAACTTTAATTACAAGCCTGATGGCGATACTCTAAAGGAGTTTATGAAAGATGATACTTTCTTTCGTGGGATTCGTGGCCCTGTGGGGTCTGGTAAGTCTGTTGGTTGCTGTGTGGAAGTCTTCCGACGAGCGTTAGCACAGGAGAAAAACGATGAAGGTATTCGCCGTTCTCGTTGGGCTATCATTCGGAACACTAACCCCCAGCTACGAACTACTACAATTAAGACATGGCTTGACTGGTTTCCCGAAGATCAGTGGGGTAGGTTCCAGTGGTCTGTCCCCTACACCCACCACATTAAACAAGGTGACCTTGACTTAGAGGTCATCTTCCTCGCACTCGATCGTCCAGAGGACGTGAAGAAGTTGCTGTCGCTCGAACTGACAGGCATCTGGATTAACGAGGCGAGGGAATTACCCAAGTCAATCATTGATGCTTGCACCATGCGCGTAGGTCGTTTCCCTTCTATGCGTGATGGTGGCCCGTCCTGGACTGGGGTTATCGCTGATACCAACGCCCCAGAAGAAGATCACTGGTGGCCTATCATGTCTGGTGAAGTTCCCATCCCCGACCACATCTCTGCTGACGAGGCGCGGATGATGGTGAAGCCAGACAACTGGAGCTTCTACACACAACCTGCTGGCATGGTAGAGGTCAAAGATGCTGAGGGTGTTATCCAGGACTATGAACCTAGCAAGACTGCTGAGAACCAGAAAAACATGTTGGGCAGCTACTACTCAAACCTCATTCGTGGTAAAACTAAAAGCTGGATTGATGTTTACGTTATGAATAAGTTAGGTCAGATTAATGAAGGGAAGCCAGTTTACCAAATGTTTGCGCCTGATATGCACGTTGCTAAAGAAGAAATTCCCGTGGCTGCTGGAGTTCCTACTTTTATTGGCCTTGATTTTGGCCTCACTCCCGCCGCAGTGTTCGGACAAAAGGTGCGTGGCCGATGGCTTATACTGCAAGAGATTGTCGCCTTTGACATGGGTATCGTCCGATTCTCAGAGTTAATTAGGCAGGAGATAGCCACGCGCTACTCAGCCTGTGAGGTTAGTATTATCGGTGACCCTGCTGGTGACTTCCGCGCTCAGACTGATGAAAGCACTCCGTTCCAAGTATTGCGTGGCGCTGGCTTGGTAGCTCGCCCTGCACAAAGCAATGACGTATCTTTGCGTGTTGAGGCTGTGGCTGGAACTCTTAACCGTATGGTCGAGGGCAAGTCTGGTATCCTGATTGACCCACGATGCAAAGAACTGATCAAGGGCTTTGAGGGTGGGTATGGGTATCGGCGTATGCAAGTGTCGGGTGAGCGCTACGATGACAAGCCAGATAAGAACCGCTTCTCTCACATTCACGATGCTTTGCAGTATCTAATGCTCGGTGGTGGCGAGGGGCGCGAAGTGCTTGGTAATAGCAAAACAGCAAAGCCATTTACTATGAAGCGAGAATTTGATATATTTACACGGAACCCCAAGCAAAAGAAGCAGAGCTTCTGGAATAGGATGAAGTAATGGGAAAGTCGTCGTTAGTTATCGAGCGTGAGCGCGCCAAGCGTCGTCAGAATAGTATTTCTGTTAGGGAAAGTCTTATTTCTGAACTGGGTCTAGCAAAAGGTATTGACCCTAAAATTGCTGCTGCAGTTTTTGATCGTGTTGGTGATCCCGTTACCCGTTATGCGCATGGCGGCAAGATGTATCGAAATTACACGAAACAACAAACAGCAGATCTGTTTGCAAAAAAATACAAATCAGAGTTAGCAAAAGTTGGTCAGCCCGAACTTACAGAGGCCATCGCTGCTGGATCTGATCCTCGAAGTGTCGAAGCCTTAAAGACAAGTTTAATTTCTGCTTACACGACTCCTGCGGTAAGCAGAGTAGGCGGCAAAGCCCAACACATCTCAGGCAGAGTAAAAGCACGTGAAAAAGCAGTCGCTGAACAAACTCAAAAAGCTAAGAATATTTTAATTGGTGACGCTGATGTGCAGCCTGATATTCAACAACTTAGACAAAAACGTAAAGGTTTAATCGAGATGGAAGCCAAGGCTTTGACTCGCAAGACTGGTCGTCGCGCTCTTTTAACATCCGCTCCTGGTGGTGGTAGTGGATTCTATGGTGGATACTTTGATGGAAAATAAAACAGCGAAGCACTACATGAAAAAGTATGAAACGGCCAAGTCGTTTCGACTTCCTTTCGAAGACTTGTTCCAAGAGTGCTACGACTATGCTCTCCCACAGCGTGAGGGCTTTTTCCATACATCCCCCGCCGAGCGCCGAGATGACCGCATTTTTGATGAGACTGCTGTCGTTGGTGTTCAAGAGTTTGCATCGCGCTTACAGAGTGGCCTAGTGCCTAACTTCGCTCGCTGGTCAGACCTTATTGCTGGCAGTGAGATTCCTGGTGAAGAGCGTGATGAGGTAAATAATGATCTCGATGAAGTCACAGAATACATCTTTGAAATCATAGCTAACAGTAACTTTGCACAGGAAGTGCATGAGTCGTTTATGGATCTAGCTGTAGGCACTGGCTGCTTGCTAGTGGAAGAAGGCGATGCCGTTAACCCACTACGCTTTAGCGCTATCCCCCTGCCTAAGATTGTATTAGAAAATGGTGCTGATGATCGCATTGACCATGTGTATCGTGAGCGCGAGATTCGTCACCGCGACTTTAAAGTTGCATACCCTAAAGCAAAACTGTCTCCCAAGTTGGTAGACCTGATGGAGAATAAACCAGATGAAAAATGCAAAGTCCTTGAAGTCGTTTGTCGATTATATGATAAACCAAACCAAGAACGTTACGGCTACTATGCTATTGATAAAACGCATGGTGAACTCATTTACCAAGATATTTTCACAGGTGTCGGTAGTAACCCGTTCATTTGTTTCCGATGGTCGAAAGCTTCTGGCGAAGTTTATGGGCGAGGGCCGCTAGTCAACGCACTGTCTTCTATCAAGACAACCAACCTGACTATCCAACTAATCCTTGAGAACGCACAGATGGCTATCTCTGGCATCTATCAGATGGATGACGATGGCATTATCAACGTGGATACAATCAACCTTGTGCCAGGCACAGTCATTCCTAAAGCCCCAGGCTCAGGCGGACTACAGCCTGTAGCTGCTGCTGGTAGCTTTGACGTTGCCCAGCTTGTGCTAAACGACATGCGCCTGAACATTAAACGCGCTCTGTATAACGATATGCTTGGTGATCCAAATCGCACACCAGCTACAGCCACAGAGATTGCAGAGCGTATGGCAGACTTGTCTCGTCGTATTGGTTCAGCCTTTGGTCGCTTGCAAGCAGAGCTAGTTCAACCCCTTCTCCAGCGTGTAGTTTACATTCTCAAGAAGCAGGGGCGTATTGATTTGCCTACAGTGAATGGCCGTGAAGTTAAAGTTCGTAGCTCTTCACCTTTGGCACAAGCTCAGTCTAATCAAGACATCTCATCCGTTGCTCGCTTCTTAGAGCTTGTCGGTGGTAACTTCGGCCCAGAGATGGTCAACTTACTTGTAGACACAGAAGAGGCCGCGATCTATCTTGGTAAGAAGTTCGGTGTCCCCGATACTTTGATTAGAGATGAAGCGGAGAGAAAACAGATGCAAGAGATGATGCAACAAATGGCTGCCCAACAGCAAGGCGGCGGTGTGGTATAAATGTCACACATTGGAGTAGACGGCTATCCTCGCCCGAAAGAGGAAGACGAAAAGATTTCACAAGACATTAGAGCCTTGATGGGTAGTCCAGCAGGGCGTGAGGTTCTTCGCTATCTCCGTTCCATTACATTGGATGCGGTAGCTGGCGGTGGAATAAGCGATGGCGAACTCCGACATTTGGAGGGTCAACGCTTTGTAGTAGCGCTGCTTGAGCGGCGCATTAAACATGCAGAGAAAGTAGAAAGCAAATGACTGAAGCAACAGATAATGTAGAGGCAGTAGCCGAAACACCTGACGCCAATGTAACAACGGAGTCAGTAGAAACAAGCCGCCCAGAGTGGCTACCAGAAAAGTTTAAGACACCAGAAGATCTGGTTACATCTTATAGCAACCTGGAAAGCCGTATGGGTAAGGGTGAGGAAGATATCCGAACTTCTATTATGGAAGAGATTGAAGGCGAGGCATTTGCCAATCGTCCTAAAACCTCTGGTGACTACACTCTCCCAGAAGGGACTGAGGAAATCGCAGAAGACCTAGCCAATGATCCAAACGTAGAGTGGTGGTCTAACTTTGCTTGGGAAAATGGTTTCTCTCAGGATGAGTTTGCAGAGGGCTTGCAACGCATGATACCCCAGGGGCCAGACCTAGAAGCGGAAGCTGCTAAGTTGGGTGACAACTCTAGCGCTCGTATTGAGGCCGTATCCTTGTGGGCGCAGAAGAATGTGCCAGAGGAAATGTCTGATGCAGTCATGGCTATGGGCGAGAGCGCTGCTGGCGTAGAGCTACTGGAACACTTCATGTCTATGAATGATGGTGTTAATCTTAGCGGCGAAGGGTCAACTGCTGCTGGCCTAAACCAAGACGAGCTACGCTCAATGATGCAAGACCCTCGCTATTGGGACAATACTCGCCGTGACCCAGGCTTTGTAAAACAAGTTGACGAGGGTTTCTCAAAGCTCTATAAATAAAGACAGCAAATCTCCTTGCTATTGAACCGCCAGTGTGACCTCCTCCACTGGCGGTTCTTTTTTGTGTTGCCAAATTGCAACATTTCAGGCATTATTGCTTGATGAGAGGCCCGTATATAGCGGATGGCCCAGAGATGGATAACCAGGCGATGCGAAACACGGACAACCAATCCTGAAAAACCTTAATCTAACTTTCTTTTTATAGGACAAATGTAATGGCTAACACAATTAACAATGCTTTTATCACGCAGTTCGAATCGGAAGTTCACTTGGCATATCAGCGTATGGGTTCGAAACTTCGCAACACCGTCCGCCAAGCCAACAACGTGAACGGCTCGACTGTTAAATTCCAAATCATTGGCAAAGGCGCTGCCAACACCAAAGCTCGCGGTGCTGATGTTACTGCTATGGAAGTAGCCCACAGCAATGTGACTGCAACCCTGACAGATCACTATGCACCTGAGTATATCGACAAGCTGGACGAGTTGAAAATCAACATCGACGAACGCCAGGCTGTTGCTCAATCGGCTGCTTATGCTCTGGGTCGCAAAACTGATGACCTTATCACTGCTGCTCTTGATGCTGGTGCAAACTCCACAGCAATCAACGACACTGCTGGTGCCTTGGTTAAAGCTGACTTCCTGACTATGTTCGAAACTCTCGGCACAGCAGACATCCCAGAAGACGGAAAGCGTTTCCTCGCCCTGTCTCCTGCTGCTTACGCTGATCTGTTCAACATTACTGAGTTCGCTTCGAGCGACTTTGTTGGCGACCAGAACCTGCCATTCGCAGGTGGCGCTTCCATGAAAGAGTTCATGGGCATCAAATGCTTCGCTACCTCGGCTGTTGCTGGCGGTAAGAACTTCTTGTATCACAGTTCGGCCATTGGCCTGGGTGTGGGTTCGGATGTTCAGACTGAAGTAAACTACGTTGCTGAAAAAGTAGCACACCTTGTCACTGCTCACATGAGCATGGGCGCGGTTGTTATTGATGACGATGGCGTTTACGAAGTTCTCGACAACAACTAAGTTATCTGGGGAGGGGGACTTATCTCCCTCCCCTACTACTTACAAAGGTGAACGATGCCCTCTACTGCTGCTAATAGTGCTATTGATATTTGCTCACGCGCCCTGATCCTTATCGGCGCTGATCCAATCACATCCTTTGAAGACGACACGACCGAGGCTCTAGTAGCCTCAAATATGTATGAAGACATTGCACGTTCACAACTATGTTTAATGCGTTGGCGCTTTGCTACCGAGCAGGCAGAACTAGCCGCTCTTGTTGATGAGCCTACTGGCCGCTTCGATACAGCACACCAACTGCCCACAGGAATCCTGATGGTCAACGCCATCACAGTATCTGACCAACCTATTAACTACACGATCTACGGCGACAAAGTATTCAGCGATGTATCTTCTACCGAAACTGTTGTTGCTGACTACATATATCGTGCTGGCGAAGAAGATTGGCCATCCTATTTTGTTGTCGCTGTCGAGTATATCCTTGCCAGTATCTTTGCTACTTCTATTGCCCGTGACGGTAACTTGGCTGCTGTTCTCGAGCAGAAAGCAAATCTCTTTATGGCTAAGGCTCGCTCGACGGATAGTCAGCAACAAACTACACGCAAACTAATTACTTCGAGGTTCCTGACCGAAAGGCGTTCCTAATGGCTAAGGTTAAAGTTCCTTTCAACAGCTTTCAGTTTGGCGAGCTAAGCCCCTCTTTTACGTCCCGTGTAGACACGCAGTTGTATCAGGCTGGCGCACAGAAGGTTCGTAACTTCCTTATCTTGGGGGAGGGGGGTGTTAAGAAGCGCCCTGGCACTGAGTTTATCTACGAGTTTTCTAATACGCGCACCCCCTCCAATCCAATGGAAGTCCGTATTGAGCCGTTTATCTTCTCGGATACTGAGCGTTACATCTTTGCGTTTAGCAATCAAAAGCTAGACATCTTTACTATTGATACCTCTGACAACAGCGTGTCTTACACTATGTCTCTGAGCGGCTCTGGCAACTGCCCTTGGACTACAGAAAAGTTATCAGAGATTACCTTCGCCTCCTCTGGCGATGTTACCTTTATTTGCCACACATCCTTCCCGCCTAAGATTATTCGGCGCACAGCCTCAGATACTTTTGTTACTGAAGACTTCGAGTTTGAAACATTGCAGCTAGGCAAGTCCACGCCTCCTGCTGATGCTCACCTTTTAATTGTGCCTAAACAACCTTACTTTGACTTCCAGCCGCAGGGAATGACGCTGACGCCAAGCTCTGTTGCTGAGGGAACGGGGCGCACTTTAACTGCGTCTACTGCATACTTTACGTCTAGTCATGTCGGCAAATGGCTTTTGATTGGATCTGTTCCAGTGTATATTACTGGGCATACAAGTAGCACAGTGGTAACGGTGACGATTCCAGATGAAGGTTTATACAGAGAGCTTGCTCCTGATAGCGCAGAGGTCTTCTCTGGTATTAATTTTGTTCGCGTTACTATGGCTTTACATAATCTGGAAGTTGGCAACTCTGTTACTATTTCTCGCTTGGGCCCTTTGGGCGGTATCACTCAGGGACAAATAGAGGGCACATTCCCTGTGTCTCAGGTTATTGACGAGAACACATTTGAATACGACTGCGGCCACGCTGCTAATAGCTCTGCTATTGGCGGTGGTAGTATGCGTGTGGCTACTGTAGCTCCTACTACTGAGTGGTATGAGCAGTCTTACTCTAGCATCCGTGGCTACCCTGGCGCAGTAACCTTCTTTGAGGGGCGCCTTTGGTTTGCTGGCACAACAGGACAGCCAGACCACATCTGGGCTTCTAAGTCTAACGAGTTCTTTAACTTTTCTATCGGTGGCGGGGCTGCTAACGATGCCATTGATATTGCTTCTAGCTTTGGTGAGTTTTCTCAAATTAGGCATTTGGTATCTAATCGCGACCTCCAAGTCTTTTCCGCTAGTAGTGAGTCATATATTCCTGCTGTTACATCAGCACCTATCACTCCTGCAACAGCTTTGATTAAACGTCAGACGCCATTCGGTTGCTCGTTTGCACGACCACAACCCTTTGATGGCGCTACGCTCTATACGCAAGCCTCTGGTGAAATGCTAGGTTCGTTTGTGTATAGCGAGGTAGAGCAAGCTTACAACACACAAAACGTAAGCCAGACCGCCTCGCACCTTATGCAGTCGCCTTTACAATCAGCATCTATTAAGGGCGGCTTTGACAGGTCTGAATCCTATATGTTCCTGGTAAACCCAGAGGGTAGCTTGTCTGTTTTCTATTCTTCCCGTGGAGACCAGAAAGCAGGTTGGATGAAGTGGGATACGCCTGGTGAGTTCCACAGCATTTGCGTTGTAGACCGCCAGTTGTTTACTGTTGCTGTCCGAGACAAGGGTGACGGAACCAACCGCTACTACCTAGAAGAGTTCAAGGACGATATGCCTATGGACTTCTGCAAGTATCGCACTAATGGTGTAGCTGGTGTGTTTGATGTTAGCGATCAGTATGCTAACAATGCTAAGGTAAAGATTGTAAGCGGCACTGATTATCTGGGTGAGTATACTGTAGGTGAGGTTACTACTGGTAAGGTAGATGTATCTACTGTTAAGGACTCGGTAACTGCTGCGTATGTAGGATATCAGTTTAACCCTATCCTAAGAACCCTCCCCATCGACATCTTTATTAGCGGCGACTCCCTCACAGGGCGTCCACGCAAGATTGATATGGTAACACTAGATCTGCTGGACACTTTGTCTGTAGCTGTTAATAATAAGAACATGGTGTTGCGTAATGTAAACGATGACTTCTCCTTAGACCGTGCAAACTTTACGGGGAAGAAGGAGTTCCGTTTAATTGGTTTAAGTCGTGATCCAGTGGTTGAGATTACACAGTCCGTTCCATTTGGATTACAGTTGAACGGCATGGTAGTAGAGGTATCGTTCTAATGGTTTGGCAGGTAGCACTAGGGATGCAAGTAGCAGGTGGCTTTATGTCATCTAGGGCAAAGAAGAAAGCGGCTAAAGCGGCTCTTAGAGAGGCTCGCGCACAGGCTGCGGAGGTTCGCCTACAAAAACAAGATGTAGCTCTGCTGGCCACGCAAGCGCACGAAGATCAACAAGCACAGTTTGCAGAAATGGTGGCTTACAACGCGGCTGCTGTTGCTGCTGGTGGTAGAGTTGGACGCAGTGCTGCTGCCCTGAGAAAGCGTGAGCAACAATTATATGGCAAAAGCGTTGACCGCCTTCGTCTTCAAGAGGCTCGTGAAAAAGCTGCTCTTGAAAAAGAAGCTAAGGCTATTGAGCGTAGAGGTGTTCAGGCTCGCAAGTCTTACCGCGCCCAGGCACGAAACACATTATTTGATACAGCATATAAAGCATTTACTTTAGTTCCTGCAAAAGCGCCAAAAAAACCTGAAGGGGAAAACTAAGACATGGTTGAGATTAAACGCACACGCGCAGGTCAGGGCTATAAGCTCAGTAGAATTGGTGTTGTAAATGTTCAGTCAGGCTCCGAGCGAGTCTATGAGCAGAAGGCTAAGGGCTATGGTCAGTTCGCTGACTTTATGTTTGAGCAAACTGCAAGCTTACAAAAAAAAGCTGGCGCTGAGTTTGCTGCTGAGGCTCAAGTTCTTGATGATGATGGCAAGGTTGTTTCCAAGAAAATCCCTTCTGGCCTAGGTAAGTTTGGCCGAGAGGTTGCTGTTAAAGAAATTAACCGCCGCATGTCCATTGCGACTCAAAACGAAATGAAGAGTGTTGCTGCCCAGTTTAAGCTTGATGCTAAAACTAAACCTAATTCCGCAGAATACTTTCGGGCTAATATGGAAACATATCTGGCTCAACGGACTAAAGATATTACTGAAAGTGGTGGGGAAGATTTCCTACCTACCTTTAATGAAATTGCTTACAACATTGGCTCTCTTGCCGAAATGGACATTAAGCTGGAAAGACAGCAACAGCTTAATGATATTGCTGCTAATGAAGAGCTATCTCTTTATAACCAAAGGGCAAGTGAAGCTTACAACAGGGCTGTTAGCGGTGACGTTCTTGGCGCTGGTAAAGACTTCAATGAACTTGCTCAAGAGGTAGACTCTAGCACAACAATACTTCCAAGGGCAAAGGCAGCATTTAAAACAAAGGCTGAGTCAGACCTGCGCTTAGGTGTAGTCCGTTCTGCTGCACGAGATAAGACCCCTGCTCAATTAGCACGCTTAAGTTCTGAGGCGAAAACAAACGTCTGGTCAGAAGAAACACTAAAAGAAAACCCTCAGCTTGAGGGAATAA